GCCGAGCGTCTGGGCGAAGCGGGCGCGTTGGCCGATCTTGCCGCCCTTCTTGGCGGCAGCCGCGATCTTGGCTTTGCCGATCTTCTGGCCTTGCGGGACACCCAGGTCGCGATGGAGCTGGCCGGGCTTCTTGATCGCCTTCTGGATAAAGTTTGCCATCACCTTACCTGTCTAGGGATTCCAGGCCGGGACGGAGAGCATCCGCTTCCACTGATCCCAGCCGGGGTTGGTGGACTCGTTCGGCGGGAGGGTGTTGTACCAGGTGATCTTGCAGTCGGTGGTGAGGGCCAGGAGGTCCTGGTTCACCTTCCCCACCTGGATCGGGGCGGGGAGCTTCGGGTCCCAGGCGGCCATCAGGCTGCGTACACCCTCGATACCGAGGGCGTCTCCCGATTCATGAAGCCATGCCAGATGCTATCTAGCACTGCCTTGGCGACGTTGTAGGGAATGCCGTAGCCGTCCGCGAAGGCTTGCACGAATTGGGTCAGCTCGGGGAGATCCTGAGACTTGAGCTGCTCCAGCTGCATCGAGTTGCCGACCATCGTGTTCGGGCCGGTCTTCGGCGTCTTCGAGAAATCGACGTTGATCGTGGTCCACGTCCCCGTGGCGGTGATCGTCGCAGCCATGAGACCTCCTTGCTGGGCCGTCTAGCAGATTGCTGGTTCTTCCTCCAGTAGGGCGCAAGCGCGTAGCGCCAGCCCGAGGCGCTAGCCGCTGCCCCCACCCATGAGACCGAGGCCCTGGCCGAGCAGCCCGAATTGGCGTTGCCTTCCCCTCTGCATGAGCGTGGCGGTCAGGAGGGCGCGGGTCTGCGGGGAGAGCTGTTGCGTGAACCTCCCGAAGGGGCCGGTGGGGGAGAGCGGATCGGTCATGTAGTTGGAGCCGGTGGTGAGCTGGGTGAGCAGGGGGGATTGGATCGGGTTGGCTCCCGTGGTGCCGGCCGGGTTGGCCGCGAAGGGGGTGTTGACCGAGCCGCCTGCGCCGGGGACGCCCTGGGTGAGGGAGTCGAGCGTGGGGGTGCTCGCGGCGGCCGGGTAGGGGCTGCCGCCTACCCCATAGCCGACCTGGTCTGCGAGGGCGGTGGGGGAGCCGGCCTGCATGATCGAGCCTCCGGACATGGCCGGGGAGGGCTGGTCGCCACCAGCATGGAAGATGAGATGCTTGATCGTTTGCAAGCCGTGGGGGCCAGTCTGGGTCTCGCCCATCTGCGGGAGGCCACCGGACTGGCCGAGCGGCGCTGCCGACCCTGTCCCACCCGGTGCCCCCGCTGTTTCGATGCCAGCGGTGGCCGAGCCGGGCGCTGCCCCAGCGCCGCCCCCTCCGCCCCCGATGCCGAGCGCGTTGCCGATCGAGCCAGCGGCACTCTGGAGCGCGCCCCCAGCAGAGCCAGCGGCGGAGGCGAGCCCGGAGCCCACGGCGGAGGCTCCGGAGGCGAGGGCGGAGCCAGCGGTGGCGGCAGCGCCAGCGGCTGCGGAGCCGATGGAAGCAAGCATGCCTGCCAGGAACCAGGGACTCGTCATCGGACCTCCTTATTGCGGCGCGGCTAGCTGAAGGTACTGACTCATGCTAGCCAGGAAACCAGCGGGATGGTGACACGCCCATCCGCAGCTGCCTTGTCCACTACGGGCTGGGGACCATCCCCAGCCGTGTCACCACCCCGCATCACCTCTAGGCGTGTCATCTGGGCGACCCGCTAGAGGTTGTCCGTCCGTGTTTCAGCGTAAGCGTGCAATTTGTGAGTCCTCTCACAAATTGTCGAAGACGGCTTGCTTGAAGAAGCCAGGGTTGGCAGACGACACGCCCGTGAAGCGCCCGCCACCTTCGAGGGTGGGGATCGAGGCGGAGTAGGTGTCGTGCGCCAGCTCCCAGAAGGCCATCTCGTCCGCGAAGATGGCGGTCAGGGTGTACTGGCGGAGCTGGTCTGCGCCCTGGGCCACGCCGATGATCTCGGAGCCGATCGAGGGGTACTTGAGGCGAGCAAAGTTGTACTGAAAGGGAAGCGGCTCAATGTCCGCCGGCAGGTGTTCTTCAATGAATTTAACTCTGCGAACAAGCTCAGCAGCACCTTCACTATCATTAAGCCCTTGCTTCCGACTGACAAAGGCCACAGTAGTGCCGGGGTAGAATCGGGCAAGCCATGTATGGAGAGCCACCATCGTCCACGAAACCAGAACACGTCGGCTCTTGGGGACGAGATAGCGCTTGTGGGTGAGCCACTGCTGGGTGAGGTGGTCGATGAAATTCTTGCAGCCGCCCGGCTGGCAGGGGCAGGTGGGAGCGGGATCGAGGTAATCGGGGAAGCGACGGACTTGCTGGGTCGCCTGGTCGAGGGTCCAGACGCATTCTGTGAGAAATCTATATGGGGAGTCTCGGTAGGAGGTGGAGTGCTCGCGCTGGAGGCTGCGGAGGCGTGCCCGTGCTGCGAGGGCCAGCTCTTCGCTCTCGGGGAGGTCCAGCCGGAAGGGCTCGCCGCCATGATCGACCTCGATGGGGCGCGCGTGCTCGATCGGGATGACGGGCACCACGGTTGGGCGGCGAGGCATAGCTCACTCCCTCTTCGCTGGCGCTCTGCCCGGAGGGCGAAGCCAGCCGAGCGGAGCGAGCGGCCGACGCGGCATGCCTCGATGTAGCACAGCGGGTGGCGACGGGGTAGCGGGGCGCGACCGAAGGAGGGACAAGCTCCCGAAGGTGGCCCCAGCTACCCCAGTGCCGGTGGAGCTGGTGATGGCAGACGAGCTGCTACCGGGGAGGGGCGGGTCTGTCAACCGGCGGGGGTGGAAGCGTCGATGCCGGTAGATCAGCGGAGGGAGCCATCGTGAAGGGAGACCGCCCCTCGTCGGGGGGCGCAAGCCTCCGCTTCGGCTCGGGAGTCACGTCGATCGAGGGCGCGATGAAGGCGCGGAGTGCTTCCTTGAACCTGGCTGGCCAGAGGCGCTTGGCGGCGAAGAGCGCCAGCTCGTCGGGAGTCATCTGGTCGAGAATCTTGTCGGGGGTGGTGATCTCCAGCTTGCGGGCTGGCTCGACGCCGGCGTACTTGAGCACTGCCTGGTGGGCTTGCAGCCTGACCCGAGGATCCCGCTCCGTCCGACTCTGCTGGATCATCCTGGCCATCGCTTTGGGTGCTTCCGCCCTGGCTGCCTGGAGTGGCTCGTAGTCGCCCGCTCGGGTGAGCTTCTGCGCGACGTGCCGCTCCACCCTGCCCTGGTGCTCTTGCAGGAGGGGATGGCGCAGTCTGCTGCGGATGTCGTCCTCGGGCAGGCCGACGCGGGAGCTGATCTCGGGGAGATGGCTCCCCTCCAGGGCCAGCTGGAGAATCAGGCGGTCGGTGTCATCGAGCTGTTCCTTCGGCGGGAGGCTGAGCGGCTCGCCATCTTCTAGGATGTTAGCGAGATAGGACCAGGCCATGGCGGCTTTTTACACCCGTTGCCAGCGGCCGTAAAGCTATCGCTCGCTGCGCTCGCTCGGCCGCGCCCCTCGGCTGCTAGCTAGCTAGATTCACTGTCTGCTAGGGCTTGCAGCCGTGCGAGGGGCCGTGCGCCCCTGCAAGGCGCGTCGTGCGTGACTGCGCGGGCATTGCAGCCGCACGACGCTACCTCGCAGGAATGCTATGTCATGGCGTGGTTGCCTCCTTCCCTGATGGAGTCGGTAGCGCCGCTACTCCAGCCGGTCGAGAGCGCGGCGGATCGCGTCGATGACCTCCTGCTTCGCCTCGTCGCGCGCCTCGCTGAGCTGGTCCTCGTTGTAGCAGTCGCTGTGGTCCTCTTCGCGGTCCTCGTTCTCCTGCTCCACGCGGGCATCGACCGCCTCGTGGAAATGGGCGCGCACCTTCTCGATGGTCTCGAAGGTCTGCTGCGAGAGGGTGCCCGTGGTCTCGCGATTCTTGTCCGCGATCCCCCTCAGCCGTGCGACGAACCCCGCCACGCTCTCCGCCAGCGTCGCCAGCGGCGAGAGAGCCGAGACCAGCGTCTCGACATCCTGCGCCAGAGTGAGCGCCTCCGCCCGCTCATCCGACATTGCCTCCCGGAGCCTCACGACTATCTGCTCCGCCTCGTACCTCAGATCGCATCCGGTCATTCCTTGTCCCTCCATCGGTCGTACTCAGCGTCTGACTGACGCTGGCAAGGACACCCTCTCACACGCGGTGCAAGCTGTCAAGCATTATTTTTCCTAGCGTCCTGGCATGGTGTGGACCCAGCGACCCAGCGACCTAGCGGAGCCCGTCCGCCGGGCCGGCGGCCCGGCCCGCCGGGCCGTCCCTCCCCAGGCCCCGCCCCCAGGCCGGCGCTAGAAAGAAATGCAAGTTGCTCAGGATCGCGCGCGCAAGAGATAAGTAGCTCAGGATCGCGCGCATGAAAGCTGTCAGCCGCTGGGCGAAAAAAAACCGGGGCGACCGAAGCCGCCCCGGCTGAAACCTGGCTTGCTAGGCAGCCAGCTTGATGAGCGAGGTCACGCGCCGGCTGAGGTCGGCGCTGTCCTCGGCGTAGGGCATCGAGCGCGCCAGCGCCGTGCCGCCCTGGACAACCTGCCACAGCGTGCGGCTGTCGCCTTCCTCGCTGCGTGCCATCTCGATGATGTTGGCCGACTCGCTCGCGGTGAATTTGCGAGCGCGCAGGAAATCGACCTGCTCTTCCTTGGGCTCGGGCAGCAGGAAGCGCTGCGCCTTGCCGATGATGTCCAGGTCGCGCGTGGTGGCGCTGTTCAGGTAGTTTGACACCATGCCAGCGGTGTCGGCTTGCGCCAGCCGCTCGGCCACCAGGCGGCGGTGAACGAGGCGGACC